TGTCCCCTGGCTGTGCGCCCTTCAACACCGTTCAGCCATGTCACACCGGCCGGTGCATTCTCCCAGAACAGCAGGAACGGCATGGCCCCAGGCCTGCACAGATGCTGCACAAAGTCCTCTGCTGTGCGCACACTGCCGTCATAGAACGTGCTGGATACCGTGCCGTCGTCCTCCATCCGTGCAAACGCCTGATAGAGCATGGCAGCGCTCTGCTCATATTCCTTCTGCCAGTCCAGGTACGCCATACGAAAACGACTATCCGGCATTGCTCGCCCTCATTCCTGTTGCTGCCCATGTAATCTGCCCGGAAGACGTCACCGCATTCCCTTCGGCGTCCGTTCCACTGGCATACGCCCGTGCCGTAAAGCTCCAGGTCGTCCCGCTCTTGCGCAGGTTCTGGATGCCAACCTGCATACTTCCCCCCGGGGGCAGTCCTGAAAACGAAAATCCCGTCAATGCCACATCTGGCGCTCCATGCCATGCGCCAATGGAAACAGCCTGCCCATTGGCCGCTGTCCCCGCAGTACGCACCGGCAAAACCTCTGCTGCCAGCTCACTTGTGCCCACAGCTCCAGACGCTATGTGTTCAGCAGTCACAGCATTATTGGCTATCTTCTTGCCTGTCACAGCACTGTCTGCCAGCTTGGGGGCAGTTACCGAACTGTCAGCCAGTTTGTCTGTCGTAACAGCACCTGCACCCAGTTTTTTCTGAGTGACAGCCCTGTTTGCCAGCTTGTCTGTCGTCACACTCTCGTCAGCCAGAGCAGTGGAATCTACAGCACCATTACTGAACGCATTCCCCTTCAGCGCTCCAGGTGCAAGTTTCTCACTGGTAACGCTCCTGTCTGCCATCTTCTGCGTTGTCACAGAAAAGTCTGCCAAGTGCCGTGTCTGCACTGCACCGGTAATTAGTTCTTTCTTCTCAGATCCTTCACCAGCGGGAAGATTGTCGTCCGAATAACGTACGGCCTTGTTCTTCTGTGAGTTGCGTGCCAAACCTGCCAGGCTCGCCACAACCGAATGTAGACCTTGCAGGTACACCCGCATGTCACGACCGATGTTCCGGGGGATGGAAGGCAACCCGCGATCACTGCCCATACTCAAGCCCCTCGACGCTGCCGCCGATACGCACCTCGAAAATCGTTACCGTGCCTGTCAGTTCCACGCTCCAGACCTTCTCCGCCCGTGTGGTTGGCAGTCGCCGCGTCTTGCTGTCGCCGATTCTGCCAGTTGCTCTCACTCGTTCACCGTCAGGGCCATAAATCTTCACTGTCGCCATATTCCTTGGGCTCTGCTCGCCCTCGACCCTTACAGAACTCATACCAGTTAGAGCGGATAAAAAGAAAGGTTTAGAGCGCCATCGATAGGTTAAAATTTCACCTGCCTCTAATTGCCATACCCCATGGCCCTGCGGTGTGCTCACAGACACGTACACACAGTCGTCATTGCTGTGATGGTAGACATCCAGAACCTGCCAGTCTTCAGGCAGTTCCATCCACACGACATCCTTGCCGCCAAGGCTGAACAGAAAACCCTTGTTGCTCCCGTCAAAGAAGCCCACATAGCGCCCCTCATGCACCGTCCCCAGCAGCTTTTCAGGCTCCAGAGCCTGCCACTGCTCCCGCGTCCATGTCTGGGCTGTCAGCAGTTGCTGTTCGCTGCTGCTGAAGAGCATCAGGCCGTCAGGGCTGGCGTACACCACACCGCCCGGTAAGCTCGCCACAGACCTCGCCGATACGCACGACTGTTCAATGGGCAGGTACGTTATCTGCATCTGGGCAGGTTCAGCGCCCGCAACCAGGTACGGCCGCCCTGTGGTCAGCACGATGATGGTCCCGTCCACATGGGCAAGCGCCACAATAGGATCAACTGTTGACAGTCTGTAATCAGTTGGGAAGGCATAAGCCACGAAAGGCTCAGAAATCAGCAGCTCATTCCCACGGAAACACACATAAAGCCCGTTGTCCGCGTGAATCAGCCCCTGTGCGTCGTCTGGAATGGCGTCCCATGTAGTCGTCGCCAGCACTTCGGATGAGGCAAGATCAAGATCGCTTGCCGTGTCATGGTAGCTTGTCTGTGTCGCCGGAATCTCAGCAACAAAGTGAAATTCGCTGCTGGTATTACCTGCAATGGTACGGTAAATGCGGATGTAGGCTATGGACAGGCCGTCCATCTGCGGTATCTCAAACCCGCTTACAATTACGCCGTCACCCTCCAGTACATCCACAATTTCTGATGCCGGTGAAGGTGCTGATTCCTGCTGGAATGTCCCGTCTGCCAGGTACTGCACTATTGTATAAACGTAAGAAGATGAACGGGATAGCTCACGCTCAAAAACGTCTACTTCTTCATCTACATAGTATGTGTATCCGTCTTCCCTACACGCCGAAGCAGAAGCCCACGGGCAAACACTCTCAGACTGTCCATATGTTTCCCACCATTCGCGAATGGACATATAATTTTCACCTATAGCGATGGCTACTTCGGTGTCTGTCCAGTCAGTTCGTCCATTTTCAGCAATAGCGTTGCATTGTTTTGCTTTGGCTTTAAGTACTGCTGCCACATTGAACTGTCTGACAGCACTCATAGATCCAGAATCAACAGATTCAGAACCCATCTGTATTCCGGCTATTGTCGACACCGTTGCCGTCTCTGTCGATTCTACCTCGTTCAGGATATGCTCATAGCCGTATCGGGCAGGAAATTCAGATGGCTCATTGGCCCCAAAGGCATAGGCACGAACATTGCCAAGCGCAGCGCCCGTTTCAACCCTCACAGTCGGCGCTTTTGTAGGTCTTGGCACGCCAAGCCGGTAAACCTTTCCGCCTGCAAAATACTGTGTGGGGTAATCACGGTCGCCTGTGATGAACAGATGTCCAAGCGGCTTGTCACCTACAATGTCAGGAATGGCAGACTTCACTACATTGACGGCTTTATCCCAGCTCAACCAGCCGTCCACGTCGTGCTTGAAAATTGTTTTGGCCGCTTTATCCAGCCGATGCACATGCGCCGGGCCTTTCAACGCCTCCAGCGCCCCTCTCTGCAGCTGGCAGTTGACGGCCACACTGGCCTGATTGTTATCCAGAAGTCTTGGTGTCGTGCGCGGTACTTCGCCGCCAAAGGTGGGGATAATGATGGTCGGCATCAGTTGCCACTCCAGCTATCGTTACTAGAGTTCCTTTCCAATCTCGTTACACGCTTTTCCAGGTCCGCAAGGCTCGTATTGGTCTGCCCCAGCGCCCCTATGCTTACATTCAGCACAACATCAGACGTCTCACTTCCATCAAAACTCACAGACCCAGAGGCGTCACCGGTCAGCACTATCGTGACAGCCCTGTTCAGACTTTTCGCCTTGTCTGCTGTCTTGGCGTTACTCGATTCAGCGACACGCTCGTTCAGTGTGCCGTCAGCGTTCCGCATCACGTCCAACCTGCGCCAAGGAGTCCACTGCCCTTGAGGACACGTCCGTACCCAGCACTGCTGGTTATCCATACTGAAGCGTACTTGTGTGGGTTCGTTATCGTCACTGGAAAAGTGCAGGCCGTGGTATTTCATCACATCACCTCGAGCAACCGCATCCCATATGCTTCACACGGTCGTGGACTTCTGCCAGTTTCGCGTTGTTAAAGCGGTCCGTCGTACCCACAAGGTAGCCCGTGATTCGGCGGATACGCTCAAACTTCACGCCCTTCCCTACGGTCTCGCTGTCTCTTGGCATCATGGCTTTGGTGGTATTGTACATGGCAGGATTTTCCTGAGCGGGTTCTGTATGGAGGGGTTGTTTTTATGCCCCCTGCCAGCTCAAAGAGGTACCATCTGGCAGGGGGGTCTCCTCGGGAGGATATAAAGGAGATTTATTCGCGTAGCTCAGGCGGTAGCTGCCGCCCAAGGCGTTCGCTTTCACACGCCTCTTTGCAATGATCCTTGTCACCGAACTGGGCAAAGAGCCTGTCTATCATACTCGCCAGCCACGGTTTGCCCTCCAGTCTGCGCCGGTGTGCCCGTGCTGATAATGTCTCGTCAGCCCACGACTTTTCCCAGCAAACAAGCAGGCTCAAGGCGGTGCAGGTCAGTGCCTGATCCCATGAGACCAAGCACTGCCAGAGGTTGTGGCGGATGGTAGCCAGCAAGGTGGTCATTACGCGGCCTGCACATCTTCAATGGTCGTTGCGGCCTCCACAGCCGCCTTGCGCTGGCCGCCAATTTCCATCTGTGTGGCCTTGTGCATCAACGCCCCCGCCGTGTAGAGCTGGAGGAATGTCGAAGGTGTCAGCGTCAGCCGCACAAGCTCACCGCCCGTCTCAGGGCTGTAATTGCGGTAGGCGTTCCATGTCACTTCTGTGGGCAGACCCGGAGTACCAGACATAGCCAAAGTTGCGACATTCGCCGAATCGGCAAAGTTCTGCTGGTCAAAACTGTCATAGCTGAAGTGCAGGGTCTCAGGTGTACCCGTGCCGGGGTCGATCGTATAGTCGAAGCCCGCAAGAATGGCCGCGCTGGTCTCGGCGTCAATGGCCTGTGCCTTGTCAGCCTTCACCGTGGGCAGGATTTCTTCTACATACCAAGGCAACGGAGACAGTTTTTCACCGTCCCACGTCCAGCCGCCGGGCTGATAGTAGGCAGGCAAGCTGTCTACGGTGATTTGGTACGCATTGTCCGTGCGCGTGTTCGGATCAATAGCGTTCTTCAATACAGCCATTGTGTCGGTGAGCTTGGCATCGACGTACAGGGCAACGGAATCTTTTATGATAATTGTATGCGACATGGGTTAGCTCCTTGTAGCTACGAAAGCTGCCAATTGAGTTGTGCTTTGTCTATAAGTCACAATAACAGAATTAGCGTTAAGCGCACAAGTGGTATAACCATATCTAGCAATAGATGCCGCACCATTATCCACTAGCTGTATGAGATCCCCGGAACTAATAATATTATCATGGCTAATATTTACGATAATAGCAGACAATATGTAGACTCTCTCTGTATCTTTTACATAGCTACCAGTCGTGCATATAAAAAGTTTTGTATCTGTAAGTTTTGTCATTTCAACTTCTGCAGTTGTATCCGTTCCAGATTCTAACAGACTCTTTTTTATAAAACTAGCACTATTATTTTTAAATTCTAAAACACATATATATGCATTTCCTCCGCTAACATATGTTACACAACATCTACTACCATCCAGAGCTGAAACAGCAAATATTCCGTTCAATGATTGACCTAAATCTATAAATATTTCATCGCCCAAAGAAACCTCACCAGTAGAATCTATATAGAATTGAGAAACATATATTCCTGTATCTCCGCTATGATTATATAATAAGTAATATTCATTACTATCTGTCACTACAATTTTATGTGATATTGCATTTTTTTTCACAGTCCCTACAGCAATACTGTTCTCTTTTAATGTTCCATCTTGTTCAAATTTTACTATAGCTAACGCTTTGTAGCCTAGAGAAGATGGAGTTCTTGCGAATATTGCCAATGTTTCGTTTGATATGTATTTAATATCCAACAAATCATAGCCTGCAGTATATTCAAAAGACAGTGAATGTGTCCTATTTATTGTTATTGTATTATCTTCATTAACAATAAGTTCACAAATACACTTTCCCCCAGAGTCAATGCCAACATAAAATAATCTTCCATCTATGGAAGAAGTAGCTGAGAAGTATTGACCATTTGTGGTGGTTGGCAGTTCCGTGACTTGATGTGTACTAATAGTGTCTCCTGATACAGATACGACACAACATTCTATTGCCCCTGCCCAGTGGACGAATAGCACACATTTATCATTGGATATTTTTACTGTTTTAGCACTATTAACCATACCATTTTTTATTATATGTATAACTCCCGCCCTCAAACTAAACCCAGACTTCCCAATATTGGCTCCACCGCCATACTCAAGCCCAAGTACAACCCAAGATTCTTCATCCTTATTCACAAGGACGTATCCCCTGGCTTCCCCGTCAGCGATAACGCCGGAATCATTGCCAAGGAATGCACCCGTACTTGTAACGACAGTAATGCCGTAATCGCCGGTGTTAGCGATCATGAAGCCCTGCCCATCGGCTTCAAGGTCGGCAACGGGAGGCATGATAATTTTCAGGCCGGG